GACCAATAGCTGCACACCAACACCAGACGTTGAGCCTGAGCCGCGAACAGCCACATCAATCGTGCGCCCACTGTTGTTTGTGTAGTTGGTTGATAGCGCCCTTGATCCTCCAACCTGCTTCCAAACTTGTCCATAACCCGACAACCAAAGCGCCAAAGGCTCCGCACTGCCAGCAACCAAACTAGGCGCAGTGGCCCACGTTCCCGCAGTAGCTTGCGTGGATTCAATGAACCGCAGAATGCGATAGGGGACGTTCGTTCGAGCCGTGGTGCTGTAGACCACAGTCGCAGAATCTGCCGCGCCTGCGCCGCCCTCTGCCGTGGTGCTAATGACTCCGTTTTCGGAAATGTCTACAGCGCCAGCCAAATTAACCACGGCCAGCTCAATAGTGCCCGCGTTGTTTAAGGCTAGAACTGCCAAGCGGGACAGCGTGGCATTAGTCGTTCCAAGCGTCGAGCCGCTGCTGATGACAAGGTTTGCAGGCGTGCCGCTGACCGTGGTAACAGCGCCGTTGCCTAGCGTAGTGTTGCGAAAATCAAGCGTCATCGCACCGCAGGAGATGGTCAAAGCGTTTGCCGCGACCGAAGCCGTAACAGGTGCAATGGCCGTTTGACCAACCGATGCCGACAGCGTACCGGCAGCCAGCGTGAGCCCCGCACCAATGGTGATTTCTTCAGCGGGACCAGTGCTCGCTGTCGTGCGACCCAAGAGACGACCAGTCGGTATCAAGTCCTCACGCACTCCAAGCAAAACACGCGCTGCAGCAGCGTTCAATGCAGACACCAAGGAAGCGCCAAACGCGGATGCCGGAACGGTTAATGCGCCAATTGCAGCAATTGCCTTGCCCAGTGCATCAAACGCCAAGAAGGTGTTGGCCCGCTCAGCCACCGATGGCAAAACCACAGGAGCTGCCGTGTCGCCAGCAGGCAGTCCAACCGTCAGCCCAGCGCGATAACCAGCGTCTTGCTGTGCCTGCCACAAGCGGTCAAAGTCTTGATCCAGCACGTCCGACGGCAGATCGCCGTTCAGTGGGTAGTCCGTGCTTCTGGTGAGTGGTATGTCGCGCAGCAGTTCGACCAGCACTCCGTTGGCTGGGGCTACTGAGAACGTGACATCCCCGCCGGCCTGCACCCCGATCCCGCCAATGGTGAAGCCGCTAACCTGCGGCACACCATCCAACTGCACCACAAGGTCACCGGCCTGCAGAACCTGAAACGTGAATCCGAAGACGGTGGTGACGCCGTTTGCTGTGTGCGCGTTGTATGGGGTCTGTGCAACGACGGTCATGCGGGGCCTTTTGCGGGTGGCCCCAGGCTGGGGCGATCAGGTCTCCAGCTCGTAGGTGTGGCTGTTGACCAGTGGTCGCCAATCTTGTTTTGAAACCTCGTTCGCATTCCCGACGAAATGACCAATGCGGGCCGGTGCATCGGTGACTGCACCAGCGCCTGCGTCCAAGAAGTCGTCAGGCTGTTCCGTGATTGCCGGGTTCCAGTCGCGCATCTGATCCCACAGGTCGCCGTTGAGCACGTCCACATGAGCCCACAGGTGGCCGGACTGGATCAACGGCTCCAGCGCTTCCAGAATCCGCTTGTTCTTGTTGGCGGTGGCGTCCACCTCTTTGACGGCGCACCGCAACTGGCGGCGCTTGATTGCTGCCCGCAAGAACGCCGGGGCGAACCGACCTATGCCGTTCGTCTCCACCGTCACCCTGGGCACCTGGAACTTCTCAATCAGGTCACAGAGCTGCCAGACCTGCCCACCCGATGGAACGCCCTTCTCGTCAGTTTCGGCAACGTCTCCGGTGAGCGCTGCCACCTGGTGCCAGTAGTGCCGGCCTGCCGCGTCTTGCAGGTCTAAGACTGCCGCCGACACATCGCTGTTGGCCTTGCCGCTCGATGGGTCCCAGCGCAGGGACATGCCAACGATCTGCACACTTCCAAGCCAGCAGGTCAGGGTCTTGTTCTGAGTCACAAAGCGCGGCTGGCAGTCGTAGGCTTTCACCCGCTTGGGGTCGAGCCTGATCTCGTGGATGGGCTTTGAGTGCAGTTGGTACTGACTGTCCCACTCGTTAATGGTGCGGGTCTTGCGTCGGCGTTTCTCAAGCTCTTTGCCGTCGAACCTCTCGGGCCATGCCACCCCCGCGTAGCAGTCAATCAGCCCACCTGGCGCGCTGGCGAAGACCAGCCGCTTGCCCTGCATCTTGTAGTCCGTGCCAGCAACCAAAAGCCGGGCCGACTTGCCGATTCCCCAGAACACGAACTCCGGCACGAAGGGCAGTTCATACGCCGCGATGGTGGCGCTCTCAATTCGGTGTTCTTGGTCAAACATGCGGATGGTCAGGCAGTCGGCACCGGCCTGCTCTTGCTCGTCATAGATGCTGTCGTGGGTGTGCGGCGTGCCCACAAACAGCATGCGCCCGCCGGGCACCAAGATGTGCACTTGCTCACCCAGCCGGTAGCGCAGCTTCTCTCTGGCATCGGTGGTCTGGATGTTCCGTGGCACCTCGACATCATCGTTCTGTGCCTCATCGGCCCGCGCGCTGGTGACGTTCGACAGGATGCCTCGGGCGTACATGCTGGCGTTTCTGGGGTCGATAGCCCCATTGACCCACCACTCAGAGACCCCGCCCTCACGGAACATGCCTCGAGTGAGTGGGTGATTGCGCAGCACGTTCTGGGTGTCGCGGCTGGTCTTGTAGGCCGTGGGGTCTGCCTCGCTCTGGTGCAGGATGCGGTAGGTGGGGTCGGAGTAATACCGCCAAGCGTTGTAAACCGCCAGGATGGTGGACTTGGAAAACCCTCGGTGAGCCCGAAGAACAGCGACCTCGCCACGGTGCTGCATCCAATGGCAGACGCGCAGATGGACAGGGGGCACCTTCCACTTGCGCCGCTTGGCCCACAGCAGGTAGAACGCTGCAAAGGAAATGTCAGGGCTTGCCATGGACGCGGCGGTCGAATTCCTTCTTGCCGGTTTGCAGGCGCTTCAAGATCGCATCGGCTTCCTTTTCCGCCGCCTTGACTTCTTGGTCTAGGTTGGCATCCGACAGCGGGTCGTCTCCGTCCTTTTTGCCGTCAATGCTGGCGATCAGCGCTTCCGTGCGGTTCAGCACCCCGATGCTGGCCAGCGCCATCTTGCGGCACCAGTAGGCGTCTCCGCGTTCCTGCTGGGTCAGCTCGCTGGGCAGCTTGTCCTTGCCCACCCAGCCGTCGGGGTCGGCATCACTGAGAACGACATCGGCCAGCTTCTCGGTCAATGCCCTCAAGCGTTCTTTCTGGTCTTCACGCATCACGATCCTCCAATGGCTGACATGTCGGGAGCGCGCATCTCGTCGAATCCGGCACCCGGCTCCCACCAGTAACCGCCGCCCCAGTCGTTCTGGTGTCTTGCCTTTTGGCGCGCAAGATAGCCTGGGCTCAGGTTCTCCTGCAGACCGTGCAGCAGCAGATGGTCAAGCGCTGCTTTGCTGTACCAGAGGTTGATGTAGGGCAAGTGCCCCTTGGCAAACCGCAGGCCCTCGGCTCCGATGTGGGTGTCCTTACCCGCCATGGCTTCATCGACGTTGCCCTTGGTCAGTTCCCACAGGTCTGCGGCACTGCCGAAGGACGGGCCCAGCGTCAGGCGTCCAAGCGAATCCAGCGGCGAGCGGTCCTGCGTGGTGTCGCCCAAGATGATGTCGCTCAAGAACCCTGCGCCGCCACCCTGAGCCGCTGCCCGGCCCCAGAACTTCGGCGTCGTCATGTCCACCGGGTCCTTGCCCTGGACAACCTGCTTGGCTTGGAACGCAATGGCACCAAGGGCGGTCGTGGTCAGGAACAGCGCCGCGGCATAGGCTGCCTTGTTGGCCGTCAATGGAGCGCCGTCCAAGCCCTTGTCGCCCTCCAACATGCGCCGCCAGTGGCGAGAGATCATGGCAATCGGAAAGCTCTTGAACTGCATGGTCATGCGGGCCAGCTCGCCCACGCCAGTGCCTGCCTGTTGCGCTCCCCACGTCTGCACGGCGCGAGTCGCCAAGTCCGGGTTCATGACCGCGTATTCGCTCTCGTCGGTGATGAATCCCAAAATCTTGGCGGTCACCTCGCTTGAGCGTGCGTCCCCGCTGGCTGCAATGGCCTCCGGCGTCAGGAACTTCGCCCCTTGGAAGTCGGTGAGCTTCGCTTGAGTCACCACATCCCAGTCGGCTTCGGTGATGCCCTTGCGGCCCAAGTGCGAACGGTCCCACTCGGTCAGGTCGGCCCACTTCTTGTCTGCCAGCTTGGCGAGGCCCTGCATCATCGTCATGCTGAAGCCGCGCCGCATGGTGTCGGTCCAGGCGTTCATGAGCGAGAGCTTCATCGTCGAGTTGGCCAGCCTGCCCGACCAGTTGTTGGCGATGTTCTCGCCAGCCCAGCGGTTCAGGTCGCCGATCATGGATTCAGCGATCAGGCCGTGGCTCGTCAGGAACTCGCGCACCTCTGGGCTGGCCTGCTTGCCGACGTTCTTGATCATGTCCCAGTAGGGCAGCCGGTTGTAACCCGTGGTCACCGCCATGGTTCCCAGGTCGGTGATGCTCGAAATCACAGCCCCGGCCAGCTTGCCGAAGACCTGCACATTTCGGATGTTCTGCCCCACGGCAGCCAAGCGTGCGCTGTCCGGTGCGCCCGCTTTGCCGCTCATGATGTCCCAGTAGGCTTGGGGACGGTTAAGGAATGAGCGCTCCACCTTGCCGCCATCTGCTCGCGCAGCCAAGTCGTTCTGCAGGCGGAACTGCGCTTCCGGGTTTGGCCCGTAGCGCTCGATCATGGCGATGTCGCGGGCCATTGCTGCCACATGCCCGATCATGGCGTCGTACATCGAGCCGCGCCCAAACTGGCTCAGATAGGTGGTGTAGGCCTCACCGTCCTTGAAGTGAATCTGCCGTGAGTCGCTGCCCTTGTTGACTCGGGCGCCTGATCCAGTGAACTGGCCCGGTGCAGTTTTGTTCAGGCCGTCGGTGGCAATGGTTTCGTGCGCGGCCCGCAGGAAATCCAGCACCTCGGCATCGTTCATGCGGCTGCCGTCTTCCCTGATGTACCGAGAACGGTCCAGCAGCGGCAGGGTTTGGTCGGCCCACTTCTGAGCGCCAGCATTGCGCACGCGCGCTGAATCATGGGGCTGTGGCAGGTAGCCGTAAGCCAGTCGGCCCACATCCCCGCCGGCGGCGTTGAACCGCTGGCGCATGCTCTCGATGACGTTCAGCCAAGCCTTGGCCCCGTTTTTGGCCAGAGTGTTGCCGGTGCCGCCCTTGCCGTTGGCGAACACCTCATTGACCAGATCGCGGGTCATCTGCGGGTTCTCGGCGTCGAACAGGAACATCAGCGACTTCCGCCCGAAGCCCGCGCCCTGCCCGCTGCCAGAGGCCTCGATCAAGTCCACCAACTGAGACACCGACTCGCGCTTGACGCCATCGGCATAGAGGTTCGTGTTGTTGATGTCTTCGACCAGCGCGCGCGACTGGCCGCTGCCGATGTTGGCGCGCAGATCGGCGATGCGCTGTGCCGTGGCCGCGGTGGCCAAGGCCTGCCGCTGCACGTTGGCAACCTTGCGCGCTGCCTCGGCTTGCAAGTCCTGCATGGCCGCTGTAGCTGCTGCCATCACGCGGTCGTTCATGGGCATGGCCTGCCACTTCGGGATGTCGGCCATGGCCAGACGCTTCATGGCGGCGTTCATGCGGTCGTCAATGGCCTTGAGCTCGGACGGCCTCAGCTCTCGTCCGGCCCGCAGGTTGACAGCCCGGATGCAATCGGGTTTCATCGCCATGTGCTCACCTTTCTGAAAACCGCCGCCATCATCGCGGCGATGGTCGCCATCATTCCGCTCAGCATCTGGGCTGCCACCGGCAACTGGCGGCACGGACTACACGCGCTGCGCGAATACCTCACCGCCATGGCCGTGATCGTCGTGCCAGTGCTGCTGCTGGCTGGGTTGGTGCTGGTCACTGAACACCTGTTCTGAGCGCGCAGGCTGCCGCCGTCTCAATCAACGGCACCTCGGCCAGGTCATCGGCCACGCTCTGGCGCACCTCGGCCATGAGGTCGGCCAAACGCATGGGTGCTTCCATGCCGTCCAGCTGGACCATCAAGTCGGGATTGATCGCTTCTAGATCGCGCGCGGCTGTGTCTACCGCTGCGGATTCAACGGGCACACCCTGAGCGTTGGGTGCGCCTTCTGGGGTCAGGCCTGCGCCTTCTCCGCCAGCTTCTTGGCCTGTTCGTCCTTGGCCGCTTCCGCCATCACGTTGCGGTTGAGGTTGTCCACGAACATCTGAGCGTAGAACGGACCCCGCTCCCGGATCGGCATCGCCCGCCGTTGCTCGGAAGACAGACTCTGGAATTGCTCCAGCGTCATACTGCTGCTTGAGTGCTTCATACAGCCTCCCTTCGACACCATTGTAGTCAAACCCCTTGACGAACTCCAGATCGGCCAGGGCGGCGTTGTTCCTGCCTCGGGTGTTGTCCACCACCTGAATGAACACGCGGGGATCGTCTTTGTAGCGCTCCGCAAGCTGCTGGATAACTTCGGCTGAGCCGCGGTGGGTGTCTGCATGAGCCTTGAGCGGCACCGTGCGGCCCGTGCCGAACTCTTTGGCCTGTCTAGCAGCCCGGGGCAACGCACCTTGGACAAGGGCCTCCACTGGGTCGCGCTGCACATGGATGATCTGCACTTCTGCGCCAGCCTTCAAAGCCTGCTCGACCTTCTTGACGGCGCTGGCCAGCTTGTTCATGTTCGTGTCGTACACGATGGCGGCGTCTTCGAACATGGCGCGAGCTGCTGGCACGCTGTTGATGCCGGTCGTTTTCCCAGCCCCGGTGCCGCCCGAGCTGAACAGCACCGAATCTCCGGGCTTGATCTCCGCCAGTCGCTGCTCGTACAGGCGCTTGATGAAGTAGCTGGCCGGTTCGTGCACCGCCGCAGACTTGGTGCGGTCGGCCAGATACTCCGGTGACAGCTCGCGTGCCACGTCAGTGTTGAGCACCTTCCCACCCATGGCATCTGGTCGACCAGCATATTCAACGGCAGCGGCGTCGAAGTCCTCTGTAATCTTGGCGGCCAAGCGCCCCTCGATCAGACGGTCAGGCTGAGACAGGCTTGCATCGCGCGGCACTTGCTCCGGGCTTGGATCAGGTTCAATCCGCCGCGCAGCCAGACTCTCGGCAGCACGAACGCCAGCGGCTTCAACATCTGGCAGCACATCAGCCACTTGAACCCGCTCTCCTGCAGCCATCTGATCCAAGGCACGGGCAATCGCGTCTTGGTGGGCTTGAGCTCCTGCCATGTCATCGTCGGGCGTCAGGCGCGTGGCTTCCGCGTTCTCTCGCAGCAGGTTCACCCGAGCGGCATCAACCGTTTCCTCGTCGACCACTGGTCTTGGCTCTGCCGCTGCTTTGGCCTTGGCCGCTGAGCGCATGGCCATCGCTCCAAACCCCAGCGGCAGCACAGTGGACAGCGCCAGCCCCACAGGGTCGAACGGGTCGTATTGGTCGGCCAGCTTGTCATATCCAGCGTTGCTCAGGATTTCGCGGGTCGCAGCCTGCTGGCCGATGAAGCTGGCCGGGCCACCAGCCACCGCAAGCCCGACCGTCTGGGCCACCGTCTTGCCTGCCACCGGCAGCGCGAACCCAACGGCATTCAGCACCCCTGTCACCGCCCCGACCTTGGAGCGAGTTTCAATGTCCACGCCCTCCTGGGCCAGCTTGTCCGAAGTCGTGAAGCCTTCCTCAGCCCCAGCAACCACGGCCCCTTGAACTGGCCCCAGCACCAAAGCAGAAGCAATGGCTTTGGAGCCCAGCCGGGCGAACTCCGCCACAGCCACTTCGGCACCGCTTGCCGTCACTGGGTCGGGCATCAGGTCGCGCGCCACGTTGCGGAATGACGTGCCCACCTCGCTGGTGAATTGCCCTTCCTTGGGCTTGAGCATGTCCATGGCGGTCTGGCTGACCGCCTGAATACCCGCCATGAAGGGCAACTTGCCAAACGGACCACTGATCGCCGCGGGCACGTTGTCACCCACGCCACCGGCAAAGTCAGCAGCAGAACCAGCAGCCTCTGCGACACCAGCCCTCACGCCCCGATCTGGTGCTCGAACCAATCCCCACACGCTGAACGCGGGTGCCTGCGGCTTGGGTGGGCGTGGCCGCTGTGCCAAGTCGGTCAGCGCCGCGTCTGTCGAATCCTGGTAGGCGTCGTCGAGCATCAGCGGATCTCCACGATCAGCGGCTTACCGTCAGGGCGCTGCACCAGACCTCCTGCAGCCTCCACCGCATACCTTCCCTGCCCTGCGTGCACCAGAGGCGCATTGCCCATCTGCCGCAGAAAGTCGGTGCTGCTCATGGGCTTGCCACCCACCAGCACTTGGTCGGTCTTGATCTCGGCCGGCGTCAGTGCACGCAAGCGCTTGTCAAAGGTCTTGGCGTCCACACCGTAGGGCAGCGGCACCTTGCGCCCACCACGCTCAGCAATACCCCCCGTGGCCAACCGGACGGCGCGGCCAATGTCGCCTGAGCCCTCGGACTGCAAGCCGTACTCAGCCAAAACAGCCGCCTCAATCATGGTTTCGCGCAGTTCTTGGTTGGTGTAGGCGTCTCCGATTTCCTCGGTGACCCTCGCGCGAATGCCGGTCACTGCCGCGTTGTCAGGCTTGACCGACTTGTCCTTCATGGCTTGGGCTCCGCGCAGCACCAACTCCGAGGTGTAGCGCCCGGCGCTGGTCTTTGCCCCGGCCATGCCCAATGCGATGCCAAGGGCCTTGTCCTTCGGGGCGATCTGCCGGGCGAGTGCCGCCGCCTGCTGTGGTCCGAGTGCCTGGGACACCTGAGCCAATGCGCTGGCTCTTTGCTCAATCGGCAGGATGTTGATCATCCGGCCCACCTGATCCGCCTCTTGGCTCAGTAGTGGCGACACGGGCGCACCGGTTTGCTGCTGGGTGATCGCCGCCTGCTCCACCCGCTTGCCAATGGTCTGCACCAACCCGGCCATGCTCTGGGTGTTGATCGGCTCAATCGCTTGGATGACGCCACGCTCAAGTGCAGCTTGGAGCGGCTCGGCCGCATAGTCTTTCACGGCCGCCGCGTGCACCTTTTCCAGTTCAGCCACCTTCTTCTCAAGCGCCGGGTTAGTGCCTTGGGTGTTGAGCTGGGCTCGCGCCTGCATCAGCGCGTCTCTCTGAACGGACAAAGGCTGCACGCCAAACATGGCCCGCTCGGGTGCCTGCCGCAGCGTCTCATTGAGCGCCCGCGCGTAGGGAGTGCCAGCGGTCGCGCGCGTCACCTGTTCAACGTACTCTGGCGACAGCGTTTTGCCCTGACTGATGATCGACTGCGCAGCGTTGAACTCAGCCTCAGCCCGGCGCAGGTAGCGCTCTTGGTCGGCATCACGACGCCGGGCCTCAGCCTCTGCGCGTTGAAGGTTGGCAACCTTGAAGCCCTCGATCTGGCCCAACAGCGTGGCTTTGCGGCCAGGGTCCAAGTCTGCAAACTCGTCACCGCCCAAGGCTTTCTCCACCTCGCTCAGCGCTTTGTTATCGCGCCGCGCCGCCGTCAGCAGGGTCTGAGCTTTGTTGAGTCGAGTGTTCTCGCGCCAGGTCTGCTGGGTCTTCTGCAAGTCCGCAGGGTCCATACCGCTGAACGGACCAATAGCGGCGATGGTGTCGGCCACCATCTTGTCTGCAGCCACTGGGTCTTTGAGGTACAGCCGCTGGGCATATTCCAACTGCTGATTGATGCCTGAGCGCACGTCCGCTTGGTCGCGCTGTGTCACTGCCTTGCCCACCGCCCGGCCGAGTCTGCCAGTGCGCCCGTTGAGCGCTGCCTGAGCCAATGCCGCGTGCGCTTGTGGGATGTTTGGCAGGCTTGTCTTGACACGCTCCTGAGAGCGCCGATTGAATTCCTCCGTCGCCTTGGCCTTGTCGATCTGGCCGGTTCGAACACCCTCGGCCACCTCGTCAGCGATCAGGTCCAGGTCAGTCTCCGCGCCCTGCAGCTCGATGGCTGCTTGAGCACGGTCTGCGGCTTCCCGAGCGGCCTTGGCCTGCGCCGCCTCCTGGGCTGCCAATCGGCGCTCCTGCGTTACCAGCTCGCTGCCGACTTGCTCCACAGCACCGGCCATCTGCTCGCCAAAAGCGCCGCGCGATACCTGCGTTTCGTTGTACCGCACTGGCCGGGCAACAACCTCGCCAAAGCCCTCCCCGCTTGGAATCTTGGCCATTTAGCTGACCTCCCCACCACGGCCACCAGACCAATCCCAGCCCTGATTAGTGGTCTTGGCGCCCTTCCAGTTTGAGTAGCCGTCGTTGGCCGTCTTGAACAGCGATGTCTTGAAGTCGTTGCGCCCAGCTCGTGCAGCGGACTCACCCGAGAACCGCAGCGAGCGCGCCCGGCGATCCCCGCTCAGGATGGTCATGGCCGCGTCTTCGCCAGCCAGTGCATCAATCTCCTGCTCAGCGCCCATGGAGAACTCGTCGATACGTGCACCGCTTGCCCCCGTTGCTGCGCGCGCCGCGCTCTTCTGCTTTGCGCCAGCGCGCAGAATCTTCTCGGCCTGCTGCTGGGCCGCGTCCTTTTCGTACAGCGCATCAGCGTTGGCCAGCGACTGCTGAGACTTCCCCTGCACCATGCGGGAGTAGCCTCCGGCTGCCTGACCCGCCATCTGCATGCTTTCCGCTCCGGTGCACATAGCTCATGCCTCCAAGATTGCGCCGCAGCGCTTGAACCCCAGCCGCTCAAACAGCAGGGTCGTGGTTTCGGTTTGAACGCCAGTGCTCACGCCAAGCTGGACGATGGCTGCCGCCATCTCCATCTGCGCCCACTTCCGGTAACGGTTGACCAGCCGCAGCACGGCCAGTCCGCCGCGGTGTTGGGGCGCCACGAACAGCGCCAAGTCGCTGGCCACCAAGTCATTGCTGCACCAGTGAGGCAAAGCCACAGCGGCCATGCCGCCGATCAGCCGCCCTTCGTGCTCAGCCACCCAAAGGAACCCCCCGGGCGCCTCCAGCAGCTGGGTGAGCGTGGCGCGCAGCTTGTCGCCCACAAACTCCAACCGTGAGAACCTTGGGCTCTCGGCGTGCATCAGAGCGCCCAGCTCCACCAGGGCGTCCAGATCGTCGTGTGTGGCCTTGCGGATCATGCTCAGCCTGCGTTCACGGTGAACTCGCGGATGACAGCCAGCACCGTCCAGGGGTATGGCTGCCTCTGTTCCAGCGTCAGCGTGGACTCGCCCATGGCCCAGCCCAGCGTGGAAATCTCTTTGATGCCGCTAAACGGCTGCAACGGCTGGTCCAGCGTCTCAGGCACATCGAACGCACGGAATGGCAAATCCTGACCATTGACCTGACAGCCGATGGTCTTGAAGAACCGAACCTGCACCTTGTTGGTCGAGATGGCCTGACCCTGCGAGGTGCCCGTGCCCGTGCTCACCTCGGGCGGCTGCTGAACAATGCGGGCCACGTAAGGCAGGCCGGCAGAAACCTTGGTCGCTGTTCTGGGCAGGGTGATGACGCCACCCGTCACCTCCACATCACCAACATAGATGTCGTCGGCCAAGACGCTGACCGTCTCGCCTTCGAGGTGTCCGAAGCCCGCCCAAGTGGTCGATGCAGCCCCGGTGACCTCTTTGCGGCAGTCGTGGGCGTTGCGAATCACTTGCGTGTCGGTCCAGTCGCCCCAGTCCAGCTTTTCGATGTAGCGCTTGCTCACGCCGTTGATCGTGCGCTGAACCAGCAGGTAGGTGCCGTCCGGCACTGAGGCAACCCACTCCACATTGCCGCCCACGTCACCGCTGCAGAACGCCACGGTGTTCTGCTCAGAGTTAAAGGTGATGGCCAGCAGCTTGCCGTCGCCAGTGGCCGCCCAGATGACGGATTCAGGGGCCTGCTCGTAAGCCATTGACCGCAGGCCTTGGCGCATCAGGTGCTCACTGAACACGGACACGTCGCGGGCGCTGAACCCCTCGGACTCATTCGCCAGTGCGCGCAGGGTCTTGCCACCACGCTCCACGAACAGCAGCTCGCTGCCCACACGCTCAGGCCGGACCTGATCGCAGCCCCAGCGCGTACGCAGGGTGATGTTGGCGTTGGTCTGAGACACAGGCTTTTCAATCCCGCCGCGCGTCTCAAACTCACCTCCCAGCGTCAGGCTGATCAGGCTGCTGCTGCTGCGCAGGTAGTCGATGGGGTTCACCTCGTCGGTGTCCAGGGTCTTGTAGATCGCTGAGTCGTCATCGACGCCGGGCGTGAAGTCGAAGAACAGGCCGGACTTGCTGCCCCACTTGGTCTGCGGGTAGCGCTGGGTGTTGGCCAGCCAGGTGCGCTGCTGATAGAACGTCACCGCCTTCGGGTAGCCGTCATCAACATTCCAAGCCACCTTGCGCAGGCCCCAGGCATCGGCTGGTGCACCGGTCGTGCCGCTCAACACCTTGACGATGACGCCGCTGATCACCGTGGTGCTGCTGTAAGCCGTGATCCGCACCAAACCGCCGTTTAGCTCCACCACCCCACCCACAGCGTCAGAACGCCAGCCAGCAGCGGACAGCGTGAGCGTGCAGGCAGCACCCAGCGGACTGGCCGCACTCGGCGTGCATGTGGTCTGGGGTGTGCCGTTCAGCACCCAGCCAGCCGTACCGACCGCAGAAGCTGAGCCGAACGCAGCATTTACCGTGGCCGTGGCGCTGGTGCCAGAACCCACGGCGGTGATCGTGGCGTTGCCGCCTGCCCATTCAATGGTGCGGCCTACGTCAGCCGCCAGGAAGAATGCCCCACTGGCCGTCAATGTCCGGCCGGCGCCCACGGCCACGTTGCTGATCGTCATGGTGACAGCCGCCCTGTCCCCAACCTCAGTCACCGCAGCGGGCTTGAATGTGGCCGGGGCCACTGTCCACTGATCGTCAGCAAACCGGCGGATGGCTTGGACCGGCACCGAACCGTGAGCCGCCAGCATCGTGTCCGCGCCTTGGCTGTAGTCCACCTGACCGATCTGCGAGGCCAAGTAAGGCGTCACCACCTCGTAGGGTGCACCCACCGCAGCGCCGTTCTTGAACACCCGCATGTAGTTCTCGCCCATCTCCAACAGGTAGGCGTCGGTGCGGGAGAACACGAAGGGAACGATGCGCGTGGCCTTGGTCGAGTCCTTGACCTCAGCAATGAACCGCGTGGGCGGTCGAATCGAGACGCCGCCTTGGCGGAACACAAAGCAGTTGAAAAGCTCCTGCGCGCTGGCGTTGTACTTATCTAGGTCCACCCGACCGCGCAGCCGCGGCGACTGCTCGCCGGCTGTGAAGTTCGTGGTGATCGTCTGAACCTTCATGGATCAGCCCCGGACCTGAAGGAATGGCGAGTCGTTCCAGTCTTCTGGCGGGTTCTCCTGGCCGTCAATGGTCTTGGCCTGGGCCAGCACACCCACGCCTTTGGCGTAGAACTCCTGCTTGAGGCTGTCCCGCAGGCTGGTGGACTTGGTGATGGGATAGGCCAGATCCATCTCCATGCGCTTGACCATCACGTTCACCAGCAGGGAGTCCCACTCGCCCTCGGTCACATCGGCCACGTACAGCAAGGGCAGAACGTTGGTGTTGGCCAGGATGCGCACACCCTCCATGACGTACTCCAGTTCGTCGCCCCTGTAGCCCACCTGGATGGTGCGCAGCCAGTTGTTGGGCCGGGCGAACTGGTACTTCCAATCGAATGCCGGGTTCGTCACCTCGGGCGACAGCACCACGCGCTTCAGGCAGCAGTTCCAGTTATGCCGGCGCAGGATGTCGCGCTTGGCCAGCGGGTAGATGTTGGCGCACAGCTTCGCCGCATCGCTCACCTCGGTGAATGAGGCAATCGTCCGGGCACCCAGAAGCAACAGGGCGTTGCTGCAAATCTCCACATCACTGGCCATGCGCGATCTCCAAAGAAAAAGGGAGCCCCGAGAGGCCCCCTTGCTTACTCAACGGGGCAGCCCCGATCAGCAGCCGTAGGGAACGTACTCAATGTCGATCCGCGCCTGAGCGTTGGCAGTGGGAGTGCCACCGGCCAGCGTTGCGTACACCTCGGCGTCTTCCGGCACGATGTAATCCACACCAGCCGCGCAGAGCGAACCGTTGTTCAGTTGGAACACACCAGCAGAGGCCACGGACACCGCACTGGCAATGCCAGCAGCGCCGCCTGCGCCTGTGATTGCAGCCTTGGTGCGGAAGTTGCGGATGCCCACGCTGAGCGTGATGCCAGCGCCCATCGCAGCCGTGGACACCAAAGAGCCCAGCTTGAGGCGTGAGCCCTTGGGGATCATCAGACCACTCGCGATGGTGTCGTTGGCAGCCCAAGCAGCCGTTGCTGGCGTGATGATCGTCAGCGTGCGGCCAGTGCCGTCCGAATTGCTTTGGACCTTCTGGCCCGAGGCAATCAGCGCCGCTTGTCGTGAATTGAATTCAGGCATGGTGTTTCTCCGGTTTCAGGTTGATCAGGTGAAGGCCACTTCGACGACCTTCTTGGCGTCCTGACGACCGGCACCGTAGGAGGCACCCATCGACACTTGCCAAGCGTCCTTCTTGTCACCGCGGCGGGTGACGTTGCCTTCTTCGTAGCCCTTGCCGAAGTGGATGCCAGACTTGGCCCAGGCAATGGTGAAGTAGGAGCCGCCGTTGAGCTCGATGCCGTTGAATGGCAGCCACTTGAAGCCCATCCACTTGCCCGAGATGTCGCCGTTCTGCAGCATCTTCACGGCCATGTAGTCGGCGCTGGTCAACTGGGTGTCGGCCAAGATGTCTTCGAGCATCACATCGTTGTAGGCGATGTACAGCTCTTCGCCCGCGAACTCGTCTGCTTCGTTGCGGCGGAAGATTTTCTTGGTCTCGATAACCTTGGCCTTGGTGAAGCCAGTGCCACCTGCAGCAATCTTCTGCGTGGCGGGCAAAGCCTGCGAAGTGCCGTCCTTGCGCAACTGGCTGCCGCGTGCTGCGCGGTAGATGATGTCGTCGATGCGGCGGTTCTTGGCGTTCATGAGCAAGCCCATGTAGTCGCCACCAGTCACAGGGTTGACGATCATCTTGGGGATGTCGTTGCGGTCGAGCGGATAGGCCTTGTAGAAGTCGGCCATGTTGACCACAGGCGTTGCATGCTCTGGAATGGTCCATTGCGTGTCGCCGTGGCGGACGTTGTTGGCATCCAGCAGGCTGCCGTCGTCGCCCAGGAAGTTGATGGTGAACGACTCGCCAGTGATCGTGCCACGGTCGTTGACCGCAGACATGAAACGGGAATCGCGCTGTGCTGCCTCAGCCCGAACAGCGGTATCCCACTGCTGGACGAATGCTTGGGTGATCGTGGACATGATCTGAACTCCGAAGTTGAATGGTTGGTTCGCCTTGGGGTCAGGGTGTCCGGTTACCCGGGCCTGCTACGGGAGTGAGACCGGCTTGTGTCGCACTCTGCGAGCGTTTAAGAGGTGTCCGGTTGCCATGCCGGGCTCTGAGTGGCTCGCAGTGTGAAACGGAAGGCGTTTCGGTTTCCCGATGAAATGCCTTCCAAATGCGCGTGCGCGCGAGGCGCTCAGTCTGAAGCAGTCAGCGAATACGTGAACGAAGTCCCAGCGCTGTGGACAACCCGGCAGCGGTACTGGCCCAGCTGGATCGGTGCTGAATGACGCACTCCACCGGCCGCCGATGCTGGCGTCAGGACTGGTTGGCCTTCACCCAAGATCACGATGTCGGTGCCAACGGCCACACGGGCGGCGGCTGTAAATGCGGCAATGACTCGGCCCGCTTGGTCGATGTGCTCGACGACGAGTTGCACCGTGTCCGTGCCTGGGACTGCGGAAACGTCAAAGACCAGCGTGACTGTTTTGCCGGTATCCGACTGCGAATTGATCGAGCCGGTTTGCGGCGTCGTTTGTGAAGCCGTGCGTGCTGCGGATGCGAGCAGTGTTTGGAATGACATGGTGGGTCTCTGTTAAGTTGATGGTTGAACGGATCAGGCCATGGCTGGAGCGGTGCCAAAGCGCTTCTCAAACGCCTCACGAACCTGCGCGCTGACCTTGGCGTGGTCTGGGTTCTTGGGGTTGCGGTAGGCATCAGTGCGCATCAGGGCGTCCACGTCGGTTGCTGTGGCTTGCGCGCCTGGGGATTGCGGTGAGCGGTCTTCACCCACCTCACGCCCGTACTGGGCTGCGAACTGCCAGAACAGCGGGTCGGTGCCGTACTTCTCCCGCACTTGCTGAGCCAGTGGGCCGGGGAGCGCTGAGACTGCGCGCTCCGCGTGGGTCATGTTGGCCTGCAGCTCGGCCGGGTTGCTCCACACTTTGGACAGCTCGGCCCGCGCTTGATCGGCAGTGAAACTGGCCTGAGCGTTGAGCAGCGAAGGCACCACGCCAAAGTATTCCCCCATGACGAAATCGAGCTGTGACTGGGTGAGTCCGGCCTTGTGTGCGCGCTCACGAAAAGAGCGGGTGAGTTCGGGGTCCAAGGGCACGTCCTTGAACTCGTCCGGTATGGGACTGTCCTTGTAGGCGTCCGGAGACTCTGGCGGGAGGTCCCCAGTGCCGATGCGCTTGACCGCGTTGGAGTAGCCGTCGGCCAGCTTCTGCGAACTGGCGGCCAGGTCGAGCTTGCCGTCGGCACCCAGCACCGCGTACTTCTCGGGCAGCCAGTCGGGACGGCCTTCGGCTGCTGGCTTGGGCTCACCGGGTGGGGTGTCTTGGGGTGCCGGGGCGGCAGCTGGTGCGGCAGCGGCAGGCTGAGTGAACAGCGAGTCTTGGGATGGGGCTGCTGCGTTCGCTGCGGCGCTTGGATCAGCGGGAGCAGGGGCTGGGGCGGCTTCAGGTGGCATGGTCATCTCCTGGGGTGGGTTGGGAATCGTTGACGCCGTTGGCCCGGTTGCAGCGAGTGACGATGTACTCAATGACCTCCCGGTGCGCCGCGTCTTGGTAGGTCTTCAACACCGCGTCGATCCCACCCGCTGTGTGCACCTTGGCCTTGCTGGCGAACCGCCGGTAGAGGTCTTCGAACACCTCCGTGCCCCGCTTGTCCACCTCGAACAGGTCGCGGTACAGGGCATCAAGCCGCGCGCGTTCGTCTGGTTCCTGGCTCATGCTGCAGTCGCCACACGCTGAGCCATCGCACCCTGCATCTCAACCTGGCCTTGGGCTTGAATGGCCTGCTGCTGGGCTTCCTGTTGCGCTTGGGCGGCCTGCTCGCGGATTTGTTGGAGCGCCTTGGCATCCCGAATGAGCTTCTGAGGCACACCCAGCATGCGGGACTTCTCGCGCTTGCCCTCTTCCCAGTCGTACAGGTCCAGCAGGTCAGTGCGGCCAGTCGTTTGAGAGGTCATGCCCAAGTCAGCCTCGAAGCGATCCATGCTGGCCAGCTCGTTCTCACGCTGGGCCCGGGCCAGCGGCGACAAGTAACGCACCGTGAAATTGCGGTCCAGCAGCGTCTCAGGTGGCCTGCCCATGAGGCGGTAGCCGCTGCGCTCATTGGCACGCCAGGCGATGCCGAAGCAGCGCTCCACCAGTGGACCCAAGAACTCGGCTTGGAACCGCCCGAACATCGGACCCATCATCTGGCGCAGCATCTGCACCCGCACCGACCACTCATAGGCGGTCTTGCTTTGGCCCTCGACTGGCGGCAACTGATCGGCCATCAGGATCTTGCGGATGCCAGCCTGCAGGCCTTCGCGGGTCATTTGCCCGAAGTCCACCCGCGCCCCGGTGATCAGCGGCTTCATGGAATCCACCGAGTTGGCCACGATGATCTTGCGTGGCCCCATCTTGATGTTCTTCGGGTTCAGAACGCCGTCGTCTTCCGCGATCATGGGCGGTGCGATGGCAGTCTCGGCACCCATCAAGGTCCACTTGGTGACCTCGTTCAGCGTGCGCACGTCGGGCAGAGCGTCCGACATGGGGCCGGTGGCATAGGCAGAATTGGGCAGGCGCGACCACCGCGGCACCATGCAGGGGAACTCTTGGTAGCCACTCTCGCGCAGCAGCTTCTTGCTGTCGTACTCCATGTGGCACGACGCAAACCGCATGGCAGTGCCCATCTTGGCGTTGCCGTCGTACTGCTCGCGGGGCTCAATGGCGTGCAGCAGCTCGACCTTCTCGTCGAACTTCTTGTTCTCCCACATCGTGCGCACCTTGTCCGACACCGCATCCAAGCCGAACTTGGTCACCACTTGGCCCACGGTGTTGCGGTAGCGCCGGTAGACCGTATCGATCAGCCCGCCAGTGCGAGTCGATGCGACCTTGCACTCACCGATCGGCCAGCACTCAAAGTGAAAGCCGCCTTCGTCCTGCTCGTCGCAATACAGCACGAACCATCCGGCGATCCACACGTCGTGCATGGCGTCGAACGCCTCGGCGTCAAAGTTGCTGCTGTGGATGTTCTGCCAGATGAACTTGGCAGTCTCGTCCAACCAAACCTGCTCGGCGTCGGTCTCGCTGCCGATGTCCAGGTAGAACCACTGCGCATTGCTGGGCACCATGCCGCCCATCGCCGTGGCTGAACCAACCCGCACCGATTCGGGTGCCGTCGAGTCGTAAATGATCGCCTTGCGCTGCTGGGCGTCGGTCGCCGTGATGATCTCGGACATTAACCCATGAGCACGGGCAGGCATGCTCAGATCAAAACAGTCCTTCCAAACCTGCTCGTGGAGTTGCTTCTCCGCTTGAAGGTCAGCATCGCGGCGCTTGATCTTGTCGGCATCGGCCATCAAACCCCCAAGGTCTGCTGGCCAGCCGAAGTGCCGCCCCCGGTGAACAGTGAGTTCTCGCGCAGAGCCTTGCGCGACATCTGGGTTTGGGCGTAGGCGTTTTGCTGGGCCTTCGTTTCTTCGGCCTTGCGCTCAGTCTCAGCGTTGGCTGCTTGGCGCTCAGCGTTCTTGGACGCCTTGCGCTGGTCGTTGGCCGACTTGATGCTGGAAGCAGTGCCAGCAGCAGCCAGCAGCTCAAGCCCGGTGCACATGGTCAGGCCTTCGCAAAGCCGGATTCGTCGCGCTCGCGCACGATCTTGGGCAGGGTGACGTAGCCCGACTTGGACAGCACCGAGCGACGGACCGGATCAGCCCGAACGATGGCCAAGGCTTGTTCTTCGGTGGGAAGCTCGCCGGGTGCCAGCGCTACAACCGGCTGCTCTGGCTCTGCCGCTGGCGCTTCGGTAGGAAGCTCGTCTGCAGGCTGCTCACCAGCGGCTTCGTTGGCTTCGCCAGGGACGTGGACTACATCAACGCGGGCAGCTCTGGGCATGGCAACTCCAAGGGGTTTTTCGAAACCCCCCGAGTCTCAAGACAAAGCGGTTTTGGTTTCCCGATGAAATGGAAGCTCAGTGCCGCCGGTTTTCTCCGCCCACAAGCCGATCAGCATCATGCCGTCGTGGAACTTTGGCTCGGTTCCGTCCACGTTCTTCAAGGCCCACACCCAGCTCGGGCCACGCCCGCAAGCCTCGGCAATGGCTTGCATCGGTGTCCACTTCCTCTGCGATTGCCCCCAGTCGGACCGCTGAAGGTCCAGGATGACCTGCGGCCAATCAATGCGATTGCCTGACCTCAGATCGACGAGGGTGGTTTTACTCACGGCATCACCTCGCCAGTCTCAGGGTCCACCCACTGGTCAGCCAGGCGAACGCCCTGCTCCACCGCCCAGGCTTGGACGAACTCGATCAGCTCGGCCATCTCGCCCTTGGTCAGTTCCGAGGTGCGCCTGAACACCACGTCAACCCCATGACCATCCAGCGCTGGCAGTATCTCGATGGACTCACCACGGGCCCGGCACCACGCGGCCACAAGAAGGCGCTTCCAGACCTCGCTGTCCCGGCGCTGGCCAGCCCAATGCTTCTGGTTGGCAATCTCACCCAGCATGGCGTGCAGTTTTGCGTTTTGCTCCGTGCTTCGCGTGGCTGGCTTGGCCGTGATGCTGATCTGGTGGCCAGCGGTCAGCATTGCCTTGACGAAGGGCCAAAGCTGCTCAGACAGCGCCTTGTGCGCTTGTTGAGGGTTGATGGCGTTGATCGTGCGGACGTTCATTTGCGCCTCAGTGCCCGCATGTGCTGGCCTGCTGATCGGTTGATCCATTCGTTGATGCGTTTGAGCGCTTCGGCGCAGCGTTGCTCTGTGGTCATGACGGCAGCTTCGGTTCAGGGGTGAGCCGCACCTTCACCATGCCGCCCACTTGGGCCATGACATAGGGGTGAATGCGGAATCGCTTGTCGTCCACGCCCAGGGCATCGGCCAGCCCATCGCGGCCCGACTTGAAAGCCGCGATCAGGTTGTCGTCGTCACGAGCGCGGCGATCAGGCGGGTAGAAGTCGATCCAGACGTGGATGTCGCCTTCCCACGTCACTGAGCCTTTGCGCAGGCCGGCCTCAAGCGCCAACAGGTTGCAGGCTGCGCGGTACTTCTTCGCCGCCTTGCTCCGCACCGTCCAATGCGCCCGGACGTTAGGACTTAGCTCTTTGAGCGGCCATGGCAGGGTCACTTGCAGCGCGCTCATGCTGTGACCTCAGCGCCTTCATGCGCGCCAGAAACTTGGCCTTCGACCCCGGCCATATCGTGTCCATTGCCCTGACCTCCGCCCAGACGTAGTCGCGCCATCCACTTTGCAAGCTCACATTGCCGTCTTGCCAGGCGAGCCACACGGCTTGATCGATGTGCCACTGCTCCCCCATAGCTGCGGTTTTTCGCAACTGCATAAACACCGCCTCGGGCACTTCCTGATCGCGTGACATACCCACCTTGTCTCAAGCCCTGAAGCGCGGTTTTGACTGCGCTGGCATCCCAACCCGTGGCCTTAATTAGCTGGGGCTGTGTCATCGGTTTGGTTTGGAGGAGTTGGTAAACGGTCATGCGGCGACTCATGCGCTCAGCCTTGGGTTTTCGTACAAAGCCAATGGCGGCTGCCCTGCCTCTCCAACGAACTGCATGCTCGGACGGTCAAACCACAGTCCGATGGTTCCCTCCCAATCGCCGTTGCGCTGCTTGTCGCAAATCAGCAAACAGTCGTGCTCTTTCTCGCGGTCAGTCTTGCCGCCCTCTTTGGCGCGTTCCTTGGCCTTGTTACGCCAGACGCTGATCACGTTGTCCACCTGATCGGTGATCGAACCTGAGCCCTTGTAGGCGTACTTATTGGGCTTGCTGTCTTCGCTCTCAGGCTTCTTGATGTGGTGCACCAAGTGAACGTGGATGCCGTGATCGCGGGCAATGGCCGTCAGCTCGTCAACAAACGCCTTCTGGCCGTTGTAGTCATCCTCGCCGGCCACGCACTTCATGAGGCTGTCAATGAAGACATGGGTGATGCCCCTCTCTTTGGCGCAATACCTGACCACGGCAAAGACTTGCCGGGCCGTCACCGTGCCCTGCTGGTCGTACAAAAACAGCTTGCCGTTTGTCCAGTCCCTGAACTGCTCATAGCTGTCGATCAGGCCGGCGCTGCTGTCCATGTCTGGCCCTGCCCATTGCGTGGCCATGCGCTCCAAGGTCTTGATCGGCTTCATCTCAAAGCTAGCAATGCAGACCTTTTCACCCTGAGCGCAAAGGCTGAGCGCGACTTGTCCGGTCACCAGTGACTTGCCGTGGCCGTTGGCACCGCCCCAAACCGTGACCTCGCCCGGCCTGAACTGGATTCGGTTGTGCGTCTTCGCCCACGGCATCAGGGTGTGCTGTGACCGCACCGGGTTTTTGATGCGGTCAATGAGTTCTTGCACCCAAATCGATGCGTCTTTGACCTTTTGCTGCGCCTCTGTCTCGCGCTCGTATAGCGAAAAATCGATGTCGTCGCTGTCGATGATTTCAGCCATGTGCTCTCCGATGTAGCCAAACGTCATTGCCTTGAACCGAAACCACCGCAGCCGCGCCAGCCTTCACCAAGGCATCAAAAACGCGCTTGGCGCGGCTTTCAGACCGCTGGCAGTCCAGATGCACCTCCAAGCCCACCACGCAGCGCAGATCAAGCGTCTCGGGGATGTCCTCGCGGGTCATGCGGATGCAGGCGAAAAAGCGCTGCGCGTAGGGGTTGGGTTGTTCGTGCCACTGCGCCGCGGCTTGCACGCAGATCGTCGCGTCGTCGTCGTAGACCATCACGCACTGAGGGCGCTTGCCAGCCCGGCGCATGCGCAGCAGCGGTTCGTGGCCGGTCATACGATCACCCCGACTTGATCCGACCGAGCCGCACCTGGCCGGCCAGTGGCCTTGTCCCGGTCGTGCCAGCTCGCCTTGAACCCGGCCCAGTTGCTGCCCACGGCGTGCGCCACCGTCTGCGCCGCGTCAAGGCCAACCTTCAACCCCTCCGCCTTCGTCTCCGCCCAGGCCGTGGCCGTCAGGGGCAAGCGCTTGGCTTTCCGCAGGACCAGCCAGTCCGATGCCACCTGCCGATCGACACCCTCTGCCACCAAGTCTTTGACCGAAAGCGGCTTGGCAGTCGGCTCCGCGATAGCGGAACGACCACTGTCTTCTTCTTTGGTTATTGGTTCTTGGTTACTGGGAGCATTGCCTTCGCTATGCGTTCGCATTGCGTTCGGTGATGCGTTCGCATTGCGTTCGGTATGCGCCCAGCGTGCTTCAGCCGATGCCTTCGCTTTGCGTTGCTTGTCCTTGAACTGTTCAATTTCTTGATCGCATCTGGACTGCCGCCATGCGTCCGCATCTCGCACAAAGAACTCTTGCAGAACCGCCGCCAAGGCTTCGCGCTCTTCTTTGGATCGAACACCAATCAGCCTCGCCGCCTGATCGTCAGGAATAGGGCCTTCGCGGGTGTAGTACACGTCCATCAAGCGCGTGAAAACACCGTGCTCCAAAAGCGATAAGTGGGCAGTGTTTCTGAGGTAGTCACCAATGTGACGTGGGTAGAAGTTCACGTTATTCCGCGCTCCACTTCCATGCGTCGCACCTGTTCCGGGCTGCGCGCCTTGATGGCGTCGTTCTGACGCCTCAGCCAGTCCATGGCATCGGTTCTGCGGCCTTCTGAGTGAGCCAAGCGCATCTGATCGCCACAGGCTTGGATGTGCAGCTCAAGCTCGTCGTCACCCATTGGCAACTGGTGAACCTCGCAGGAGACGCGAACAGCCGCTGGAACAGGCCTTGTCTGCACGACGATGGCTTCGGCGCGGGTCATGCCGGCCTGCCAATCACACGGCGCAGGGCCTGCACTTCCTCGCGCAGCAGCCGGTTCTCGCGCTCGGTTTCGCTCT